GCAGCAGCACGTCTTTGATGGCCATCTTGATGGCCTCATGCGAGTGCTCATCCTCGACAACAATTTCGAGGGCCTTTTCCATGACCGAGGCGGCGGTTTCGATGTCCTTTTGCGATGGGCGACCGGGTGCCGGCTCCGGCCCCATGGGCGGCATCGGCGGCGGCGGCGCGCCCGGCAGCATGCCCATAGGCGGCGGTGGCGGTTGCATCGCCAAAGGCGAAACGCCTGCCGCCAGATCGGGCGGTAATGCCTGACCACCGACAGGCGCCTGCGGCAGGCCATTAGGCGGCGGCGGGCCCATCGGTGGAGGCCCTGCGGGCCCTGCAAGCTCTGGGGGCGGCCCCGGCGGAAGACCACCACCGCCGGGGCCGGGAGGCGGACCCGCGCCAATAGGCGCCCCGGGAGGTGCCAACTGCGGCGGCAGCGGCATCGGTGGCGGCATCGGCGGCATGGGGTCCGCGACCTTGGTAAAGCGCGACCTGACAACCGGATCAGGCGGTTTCTGGTAAACCGCCGGCAACATCACTTCGGTGTTTGCATAGAGGATGTTGAACGTTACCGGCCCGGCGCTGATTTTGCCGGTTTTGCTGTTGCGCGTCTCGTTGCGGTAAATCTGGACAATCTCGCGGCCCCGTTCGCGCCAATCCTTCTCGGCGCGCTCGGCGTCTTCCATGCAGGCGATCCAGTAAGATTTGTCGACCTCGTCGTCGACCGAATAGGCGTCATTGTCGGCGATGTCCTGCACGTCCGGTTTGCCGGCCTCGGGTGACTGGACGGGTGGCGGCGGCGGGTTGAGGTCCGGGTCTTGGGCCATCAGCGCAACTCATTCAGTTTGAAGCAATTGGCGATCAGATACGGATTGCGGTCTTCGGCCTTGCCCATGCGGGCGGCGAACGGGCGGGAGAGGCAGGCGTAACGGAGTTCGTCGACGGCATGGTCTTCGCCGTCGCTGTCCAAATCCTCGGGCTGGTGCTCGTCGTGCTGCATCATCGGCAAGGTGCGGATCAGATCGCGGCACACGTCGAAGAAATACATCATCGGGCGCCCGTCGCCGTCGCCTGTCAGGCGCGAGCGCACTTGGTCCCAGCCGCCCATGCGCTTATCCCGGGACACGCGGGTGTTGTCTGCCCGGCGGAAGGGAGCGCCGTGGCGCAGCATGGTTTCGGCAATCGACGGGCCGGAAATGACGGCGAAAGCCGCCGGGTCGAGAACGCCATAGGAAATGCGCTCGCGGGCACCGCTATAAGTTTCCCGTGAGACAATGCCGTCCGCGACAGTGTCCGCCGACATCTTCAGGCCGGTGTTCGGCTTGTTCGGCGCGCACCCATACCATTCCCGATACCGGATCATGGCGCCGCGCGGGATCACTCGGCCATCATGCTTGAAATCGTCTTGTGCGACCGTCCACCAGCCGATTGAAAACGGCTTGGCGCTGCCCCAGTCCATTGACCGGAACCGGGTCCAGTAGCCCGGAATTTCGAAGGGGGCTATGACGTGCCTGGCTGTCGAGAATTCGGGGAAGAAAGCGCCCTCAATGACGTTCCAATCGCCCTCAAGCCATGCCCGCACCAGCTGCTCGCTGCCGGCGGCCTTGAGGCGAGAGACGTAGCCCGGATCATTGGCCAGCAGCTTGGGATTGTCTGACAGGCGCGACGGGATGAACACGCGCGACATGCCGGTTTCCGGGTCGGTGGTGACGTTGAAAGGCCCGTTGTCGATAGCCCACTGCTTGACCCAGTGATGCCCGGGGCCGCCCGGGTTGCAGGTTGCCCGGAACTGGCACGGCACGCCCTGCTCTGAGCGCAGGCAGGCGAAAAGCTTGAACACCGGGCCGGGTGCGGGATACTGGGTCAGTTCCTCGACATAGACCCGGGTCAGGCTCCAGCCCTGATAATTTTCGGCGTCGCGGTCGTTTTCCAGATAGGTGCAATAGAGCCGGGCGCCGTTGCTGAAAGCGAAGTAGCTGCCCTTTTCGCGCCAGATCGCTGCCGACCCGTACATGCGGCCACCCAGCGCGATGGTGTCCTTCAAGTCCTCGCGGGTCTTGCGCACCATCAGGCCGCGCGCGTGTTGGCCGTAATCCTCGGCGTGTATCCAGAACTCGCCCAGAGAGGCGAATGTCTTGCCGCCACCCCGGGCACCGCCAAAAATGACGATATCGCAGGGGCATTTTATGAAGGCGCTTTGCGGCCCGGCTTGCGGGATAAACCCCGCATCAATGCGGGCATGGGCATTCATGAGTGCCCGCCTTGGCCGCTCGTCTTGGCCGGGGTATCGGGGAGGACCGCCGTTTTGGGGGCGAACGTCTTTTCCCATTCGGCGAGCGTCATCGGCTTGACCTCGCGCATGGGCTTGCGCACGGTCGTGGCGGTTTCGGCTTTGTCGACGATCAGGCCCAGCAGCTTTGCTTTGCCCATGATCGCGCCGATGCCGGCGGCAGGATGTCGCACCACCGTGGCCAGCGTCAGCATGTCGTCGAGTTCCGAAACGAGGCTTTCGACCGAGACGCCTATCTTGCCGACCTCGACCTCTTGCAGTTCCTTGATGCGGGCTTTGACCTCGGGCCTTTTGGCCAGCTTCCCGCCCCGGGTGGTGGCATCTTTGGGGTTGGCTGGGGCAAATCCAATCTTGTAGTACGCCTTGCCGTAGGGGAGGCCTTTGGCGACGTAAGCGGCGAATCTCTCATGCTGTGGCTTGTCCAGCGGTGGCACGGCTGCCGTCCTGCAAGTAGTGGTGCTTATGTCAGGTAGTGGTGCTTAGGTTTTTACGCCGAAGGCCCAAAAACGCAAGCCCGTCCAATCCCCGCGTGGAGGCATCATCCGGCAGGGAGCCCCTATGCGGCTGTTATAGCTGCATTATTTTGTCAATCTTCTGCATTTCCCCACTGCTGACCCCATCAGCGGGCTGGCCATTCTTAGCCGTCATAACTGCGCCTTCAGGCACCCCACCCATTCCTAAGTGTGGCTTCTATTCACAAGCGGCGGTTGACGGCTCTTATGTAGTGGTGGTTAATATGATTTCAGGCTCAAACGGAGGTGTTGCCTAATGGAAAGTCAGGCCGAAATCGTTAATTTCGCCGAGCGGCGACGTGCAGCGAAGGTCACCGAAGAACTCAATTTCAACAACATGGAGGAACTGCTTGCGTTCCTCGCCCATGAGATCACCAAGAGTAAGCTGAAATACTCAAAACTGGCCGAGCGGGCGCATGTTGTGCCGCAAACAGTTTCCCGCATCGCCCATGGCGAGACACGCGGGCCCCGCGCCGCCACCGTCTTTTCGATCCTCGCCGCCCTTGGCTTCGAAGTGGTGATACGGCGATGAACGACCTAGACAAGATCAGGAAGATGCTCGACATGGCCCGCGTGCAGGTCGACGAGCTAGAGATTACCGAACGCGTTCTATCGCGACTGCATGGGCTGGAGGCCCCGGCGGAAACTTCAAGCCCGATGTTCACCCTACGCCGAACGGTGACCGCCGCTCCGGCGGCGCTGCCGGAGCCGGCGAAAAAGGGCAACGCGGAGAAGAAGGGGCCGCCATTGGCTCCGATCACCCAGACCATTCTTGAAATCATCCGCGACCGCGCGCCCGTCCACCGCGACGACATTATCGCCCAGCTGGGCGCAAGGCGCCCGGAAGATCGGCAGCATGCCATCAAGACCCTCGCCAATCTGCGCTCCCGCAAAATGGTCACCATGGATGGGCTCAAGCAGTATCATTTCGGCGAGGTCAAGACGAAGGCCCGCAAGATCGCCCCGCCGGACAAAAAGCGGGCCGAGCAAGAGCGGCAGCAGGTGCTTGACGTGATCAACAAGGCCGGCCACGCCCTTACCTCGAATGAGGTCGTTAAGGGAGTGCTTGGCCCCGACCCGGACAAGAATGCCCGCGATAGGCTTTACTGGGCCATGAAGCAGCTGCGTGACAAAGGCAAAGTGGTCTATGCAAATAACGCATACACCCCAGCCCGTCAGGCCAGCGCCGCCTGACAGGAGGGAGCCCATGAGCGAGCAGCCAAAGCAGTTGCCGCCATGGGCAACACCCGACCCGACAGAAAGCGACGAGGTGGCCCGTCTCAAGGCGGTGCTGTTCCGACAGCAGCAAGTGCTGGAGGTCCAGCATAAGACCATTATGGCGGGCCGGGTCATGCTCGACGGCTGGCCGCTTCATATGACCATCATTTGGCTGTCCGGGGCGATCATCGGGGCCTTGTTGATGAAAAGCTATCTGGGGGGATGATGACCACACCGCTGCGCATAGACGAGGTATGGATTGCCGTCGCCAAAGACGAGGACGGCAACGAGGGCATGTGCGCAATGCAGGGCCCAAACGGCAGCTGGATGCCGCTTATAGCTGCCGATCCTGACCGCTTCGAATGGGTCGAGCGGATGGCCGGCGAAATTGCTCGGGGCACGGGCAAGCCGGTCAGCATCATCAAACTGACCCACCGCGAGGAAAACAGCATCGTTCTGCCGCTTGGCGACGACGAGGCAATCAGCATCACGATTAAGAGGCCGTCATGAACCAGACGCTTTGCGGGGCCTTCCTTGGCGGTTTCGTCGGCGCGTTCGGCACTTCCATGCTCATTTGGTGGCTAACGGGGCGGCGGCGATGACCC